GCGAATGCGTTAAACACCGCTAATAGCTATAGAATTACGAATCTTACTGCAAGCAATATAAGTGCAAGTGGAACTATTAGTGGAAGTGATGGTTCGTATAACAGATTATTTTCTACTTCTATTACTGCAAGTGCAATGAGTGCTAGTAGTTTCATGTCTGCTAGTAATGTTTGGTTTGGTAACAGCATGACATATGTTGAAGTGATGCCAACGGGTTCATTAACAGCACCAGACGTATATTTTAGCAGTAGTGCTATTACTTCATCAGATGTAATGTTTAGAATCGAAGCCGGTGCAAGAACCGGCAGTATGGTTGCATTACATATTATTTCTACTGGTTCATTGGAATCAATTGCTATTAGTGCTAGTAGTGGCAATATTGTTGGAACAAACTTTACTGGTAGTATTTTTAGTGGAACTAGTTTTTCTGGAAGTTTGTTTGGTACAAGCAGTTGGGCAGCAACTGCAAGCGCATTAAACACATTCAATAGTTATCAAGTTACCAATTTTACGGCAAGCAATATCACGGCAAGTACTATGCGCTTTTCAGTATTAAGTGGTTCAAACGGTGGTATAGTAATTAATTCTAGTGATCCATCCGCAGCTATTAATCCAAGAATTTTTTATAATTATGGTAATGGCGGTGGCGGAGATTTTACTTCTGTTTCTGCAAGTACTGAACATCAATCATTTGGATTTAATAGTGCGGGTACTTTTGGTGGCACTGTAAATCAACAAAGCGGTAGAACAATATACTTTTTTGATCGTATAAGCAGTACATTTTATGGTGGTATATCTGGTAATGATAGAGGATTTTACTGGGGAACGAGTAATACTGCGTTTTCACTAAAAGTATTGCCACCCGGAGCATCTACTGTTCCTGTTACTATTAAAGGCGCAGCGGGACAAACTACAAGAATTTTATCAGTCACCGATTCGGCTGATTCAATATTAATGACTGTAAGTTCTAGTGGTCGGGTTGGTATTGGAACGAGTGATCCGGCAGCAACATTTGATTCTAACGGCGATGGTATATTAAGAGGCAATGTTGGTATTGGAGGTGTGGCCGGCACAGATGGCACTGCCACTGTTCGTTTAAACATTATCGGTACTGGTAATACACAAACAGCATTACGATTTGATAACGTAAATGGTATCGGTACGACAACATCTGCTGGTAGAGCACTTGCTGGATTTATTCGTTGCTATGTAAATAGCAACGTAAGTGATGGAGGCGCAAACGCATTCGCAGCTAACGTATATTATATTCCAGTCTATTCATAAACTATATGACTACAAAAATTATTATTTCTCGATTTGAATTAATCGACAATCCACCAACCGGAAAAGTAGTTGGTTTTACTATAAAAAATTTAGATAATGAATTTTCAGATTATACTGAAACCATAATGTCTATAGCTGAATGCGTAGATAAAACCGATAACGAAATATGTCAACTTGCATATTTAAAAATAAAATTACAAATTGAAAATATTATTAATAAATTGAATACACGATCTACTATTTTAGGTAGTGAATTTGTGCCTTAAAATATAAATGAAACACGTTACAATTTCCAGTGTATATAATTTTGAATCTGGCTATAATGTATTATTAAAAGGGTTATTAGATAATTTACCAAAAAATAATTATTCAATAAGACCTCGTTCTTATAGCAAAGTTACTTCTGATTTTCAACGATATTTTGAAAATGTTGTTTATCGAAAAGAAGATTGTAATTTATTATTGTTGCCGCCGTGCAATCAAATAGATAGCGTTCATCCATTATTTAATATAGTACCGGCAAAAAACACTATTTTTTTTACAATGTGGGAGAGTAGTAGATTTACTGATATTTTTATAGATAAATCAAATACTATGCAGGCAATGATTGTTCCGAATAAATGGAACAAGCAATCATTAGAATTACAGGGATGTAACGTACCGATTCATATAGTTCCGTTGTTTATAGATGATAAAGTATTTAATTATCAAGAGCCGATTGTTCAAAATAAATTTATTTTTGGAACAGCAAATGACGATCCGCGCAAACGAGTAAATGAAACAATTAAATGTTTTATTAAAGCATTTCCAAAAGAAAAGGATGTTGTTTTGAAAGTTAAACTTTCAAAAAATTCTATTATAAATAAGTTTACAGACGATAGAATAAAAATTATAACAGACAGTTACAGTCAACGTCAATTGGTTGATTTTTATGCGTCTTTAAATGTGTTTGTTAGTGGAGTTAGTTCAGAAGGATGGGGTTTACATCAACATGAGAGTATGGCATGTGGTAGACCTGTAATTGCTGCTTGTTATGCCGGGCTGGCAGAATTTATGACAGAAGAAAATAGTTTTTGTTTAAAATATAACGAAGTGCCAAGTACAGATTATTGGGAAACCCCCGGCGGCAAATGGTCAAAATATGATGAAGATCACATGATCGAAACTATGCGATATTGTTATAATAATTCATCGTCTGTTTTCCAAAAAGGAATTATTGCTAGTGAAAATGTTTCGCGTTTCAATGTGGCAAATTTTATAAGTGATATTTCTTCAGTAATTAATATTTATACTTAATAATATATTATTGAGCGTTATTTAACAAGTAGATTGAATTTGAATCAATTAATTAATACTCTTGTTTTTTCGTGCCCTACAACAACAGTCGGATCGACATATAAACTATATCCATTTCTAATTATCGATCTGCAAAATGCAACATCTTCCATTGTAAAATCTTTTAAATTATTTCCGATGTTAACAAATTCAGGCCGAAACCAAGGATATTCAATAGATTCGGTTACTCCTTTTTTTATCAACATGAACCCCATTCCAGTATAATGAACTTGAATCAAGTCTTTTTTATTTTCTATATCATGTGGTTGTAGAAATTTAAAATATCCATGTTGTAAAAAATATGACTCATCCCAATTTTTGACCGTGGCATAGTTTAATCCATCTTCCATTAAATAAAGACCACTAACTACATCCTGTTTTCTATTCAACAAAGTTTTGAATTGCTCTACTGTAAATATTATATCACTATCGATCCACATTATATAATCATAATCTAATTGCCCGTTATATGGTTTTTGTAAAGTTCCATTTAGAATATTTCCACCTAAACACATGTTTCTGACATAATAAATGTTACAACTATAATATTGTTGTAAACTAACACTAATTCCATTATTTATACACCACGCTAATAATTCCGACCAGCATCTTAAAAAGCGTCCACTAAAACTTTTTCCCGGCAAACAAAAAACAATTTTCATAAATAAAATAAAACAAATTCTGTATATACATATATGTATGTATATCAAACGAATTATTTTATTCGTTACAACAATAACTAGTTAAACATATGGCAGAACCAATCAAGTTACAAGAATCAGAGATGTTATCATTACAAACTATTCAATCACGATACCAAGAAAAGGTATTCCAATTTGGCCAATTTTATTTGGAACGAATTGCATTGGATGAAAAAATCAAAAATCTAGCCGACGCTGAAAATAAAGCGAAGGAAGAATTTTCTGTAATTCAGCAAGATGAACAAAAGTGGATGAATGATATTGCATCTAAATACGGAGACGGAAATCTTTCTTTGAAAGATGGTACATTCACTCCAAAATCATAAACAATCTGTAGTAATAAATTTGTTATATTTCAAAACCACATAATATATTATGTGGTTTTTTGTTTTTACAATTTACAATATAATATTTATTAATATATGAATATTTATGAAACTTATGATGATAATAATCTAAATCATGTAGAAAATGGTCCCGATTATGGTCAAACTTATATGGGTTCAAAAATGACTATATTAGCATGGAATATTGAAAATTCATTTGAATTTGAATATTATGATAATTTCAGTTCCAATCAAATTGTTATAGAACCACTTATTTCAATTGATTAAAATTAATATGTACGTTATAGTGATGTACATATACTTATTATAGTGGGTGTGTCAAGTTTATTCACGCACAATTCGTTTTTTTATTTATGATCTATCTACAGGATATTTTAAAAGAAGTTACAGATGCTAATTTATTGGAACAAGACTTGAGTCGTATTATATATGTTGATTTGGACGGTGTTCTGGTTGATTTTGATGGGGGCTTCAAATCCATATCAGGTGGAGTTGATAAATTTGATTATATTAAACAAAACGGTGTGGATAAGTTATGGAAATTAATAAACTCACATGGACAAGAATGGTGGGAAACTTTAAATTGGATGCCCGATGGAACAAAATTATGGTCGGCAATTTCAAATAAAAATGTCAAGATACTTACTAGTGGAAGCACTCGCAACACAGGAACAATGGCTATCAATGGGAAAAAGAAATGGGTTGCGGCTCACTTGGGTCAGATTGAAACAATCGTAGTAAATAACAGTCATGAGAAACAAAACTATGCACGTCCCGGTGACATTTTAATAGACGATTTATACAGCAATATCAGTGAATGGATTGCAAAAAAAGGAATTGGTATTTTGCATCGTAATGCAGAAGAATCAATCAATAAATTAAATGACGTTATAAATACTCAAACTGAAACTTATGGTTATAGTTGGTCAAACGTATGAAAATAAGAATTTATAACAACACTCTGAATCCTGATCTTTGGCAAGACATCAATACATTAAAGCCCGAAGTCAGAGAATCTTTATTAAAAATAGCACAAGATTTTTATACTGACACCGAATTGACTGCACCAATTAAAGATATTTACATGCTAGGTAGCAGTGCCAATTATAATTGGAGTCCAACAAGCGACATTGATTTGCATGTGGTTGTTGATTTTAAAAAAATCAACAGTGATGTTGATTTAACTAAGCAATTAGTAGACGCTCTAAAAGCAAATTGGAACAAAAGTCACAACGTAACTATCAAGAACCGTAGAGTTGAGGTGTATATTCAAGATGTTAATGAGAGAAATCGTTCTACAGGCGTGTATAGTGTATTGAACAACAAATGGGTGTTGATGCCACAGAAAATTAGAGTGGTATTAGATAACAAATTGATTCAACAGAAATATACAAACATGGTATTGCAAATTAAATCGGCAATAAAAGAGCAAAATTTAGATAAACTCAAGAATGTACTCAAATTATTATACAATATGAGAGAAGCTGGATTGAGTAAAACTGGAGAGTACAGTGCGGAAAATATCGTATTTAAAACATTGAGAAGCAGAGGATTTGTAGATCAATTAAAAAATACAATAAATAAACTATATGATTCTCAAGTTTCAGTCAAACAAGAAGATATAAAAAATAATAAATAATTTGTAAAAAAGCATTTTTTTAAATATTTATACATATAGAACAATAGAATAATAAGGACAACATACTATGGCAGATCTACTTAATTCAAACGAAATCTTTTTCACAAGTTTTGAACCAAAAGTCAAAAATCGCTTTATCCTTTATATGGATGGCATCCCGAGCTTTTTGATTTACAAATTTAAACGTCCAACAGTAAAGAGCGAAAAGAAAGTATTGGACCACATCAACATTCAACGTTATTACAAGGGTAAAACCACTTGGGAAGAACTTACTATGGAATTGTATGATCCAATTGTACCAAGCGGTGCCCAAGCCGTAATGGAATGGGTACGTTTATCACACGAATCTGTAACAGGCCGCGATGGTTATGCAGATTTTTATAAAAAAGATTTAACAGTTAACGTATTGGGACCAGTTGGTGATAAGGTCGAAGAATGGAAGTTAGTTGGTGCATTCATTACCAGTGCTGATTTTGGTGAATTGGACTGGAAAGATACCGGTGAACATTTGAGCGTCAATCTTACGCTCTCGGTTGACTATTGTGTTCTTCAATATTAATTTACTGCTGTTCTTTGTTCTATTGTAAATCCTCTTGACAAAATCAAGAGGATTTTTTGTTTTGTACTATTTATTACTATATGAAAATAACTCGCAATTATTTAAAATCTATAATTCAAGAATGTTTGAATGAAATTTTGTTGGAACAGGATGTAACCAAAGATCCAAAAGTTGCTGCTGCCAACGCTATTGTTGCCGCTGCCAAAGTAAAAGTGGCAGATGAAAAAAATAAATATTATAATGATCAAATTAAAAAAGCAAGCGAAGAAGAGCGTAATGCAGAACCGGATAAAAAAAATGATGTTCGTAATAAAATTAAAGATTTGAAGGATAAACAAAATGCAGCTAAATCTGAAAAACGAACTGCTAATTTAGAAAAATCACAAGCATTTGCCGCAAAAAGTGGAAAATAAAATATCTAAAAATTTAAAGTATAGCATATGTATTGTTATAAAATGTTATGAGTGACGAAATTATTCCAATTACAAGACCATCTAGCGCAGGACCAACACCACAAGCACCTGTGGCTAAAACTGAAACCAAATATCCTACTGAAATTGTAGAATTGCCGAGCAAAGGTTATTTTTATGCACCTGATGATCCACTTAGTAAGGGATCTGTTGAATTGAAAATGATGACGGCAAAAGAAGAAGATATTCTTACCAATGAATCTTTTATCAAAAAAGGAATTGTATTGGATAGACTATTAGAATCTCTGATTGTAGACAAAAACATCAAAATAGATAATTTACTTACAGGTGATAAAAATGCATTGTTTATTGCCGCTCGTCGTTTGGCATATGGCGATAGTTATGGTCCAGTAGAAGTAACATGTAATTCTTGCAGAGAAAAGTGTGATGTTACAATTGATTTGAATGAAATCAAAACCAAGGAATATGATTTTAGCACCAAACAAAAAGGATTAAATTTCTTTGAGTTTGTTCTTCCTTATGCAAAGCGTGTATTGAAAGTAAAAATTCTCAGCAACAAAGATGATGTTGAAATTGAAAATGAATTAAAAGGTCTTGCTAAAATTGGTAAAAGCAGTAGTGAAGTAACTACTCGTTTAAAGCATGTTATTGTATCAGTTGATGGTAATAATGACAAATCATACATTCGTCAATTTGTTGACAATGAGTTGTTATCAAGAGATAGCATAGAACTTCGTAAATTCATTCGATCTATGTCACCTGATATCGATTTGAATTTCAACTTTACTTGTGAACATTGTCAGGCTGAAGAAAGAGTAGGTGTACCAATGACGGTACAATTTTTTTGGCCTGAATCTGGATTATAAGCTTCATATTCACAAACAATTGTTTGAGTTGGCATATTATGGTCATCTTTGTGATTTGACCACAGGATATCATTTACCTGTATATCTTCGCAATTATTATTATAAATTGCTTGTTGATGCCAAAACAAAAGAAGCAGAGTCTTACGAAAACAAGGGAGAGACACCAAAACAGATCTCCAAACCAAATATTAATAGTCGTTAATTTTGTAAAAATAAAGTTAATGCCATATTTATATCTATACAATCACTAATTTATGGCAGATACAATAGATATCAATCAAATCGATCAATTAAATGATAAAATAAAAAATTTATCAAATGATAGTGCTAAAATACGTAGAATTTTTAGCGAAATCGGTAAAGAAACAGATTTGTTTGGAAAAGGATTTGAAAAAATTGTCAACACTGCACGTAATACTAATTCTTTAGCCGAAAAATATTTAATATCTCAAAAATTACAAGAGTCTGTACAATCTAAAATTAATGAAATTAAACAAAAAAGTTCTTATTTAGATGCTGTTGGATTGCAAGCTAAAAGAGATGAAGTTTTATTACAAAATAAAATTGCGAAAGCGCAGATTATTGCATTGCAACAATCAAAGTTGACAGGATTGGCAAAGGATAACGCAATAAATTCATTAAAAACTCAATTAATTTTACAATCTGCTGAATTTGGTTATTATAATAAAAATCAAAAAACACAAGGAAAAACTGTTGATTTATTAAATCAACAGTTAGAAAACTTAGAAAACATAAGCCCATCGTTAGTTAAAAATAATAAATTAGCAGAAGTATTTTCAAATTTATTTGGTGAAAAATTATCGACTGAGTTAATAGGATCAATTGCAAAAATGGGTGATTTTGGTAAAAAATTATCCGAATTAAAATTTCCAGACGGGTCTGATATACTAAAAAAAGGTGTAACCAATTTTTTAGAATATGATAAAGCTGCATTTGGATTGCGTAAAAGTTTAGGTTTGTTACGTGGAGATTTTGATGTTTTACAAAATAATGTAAAAACAGTTGGTATTGAATTGCAAGATTTGGGTGTATCATTTGAACAAGTTGCCGCATCTACAACTGCGATTGCAAATGAATTCAATATGTTCGTGGCATCAAGTAAAGCATTAGTAGCTGATGTAAGTGTAATTTCCACACAATTAGGAATTGCAGAAGCAGATTCTGTAAAATTTCTAAAAACAATGTCTAGTATTGGTAAGACCACAGTTGCTTCACAAAAAGGAATGATGGGATTTGCTCAATCTATGGCAAATGCAGCAGGCGTTCCACTGCCAGCAGTAATGAAAGATGTTGCCGAAGCCAGTGATGACGTTCGTATTTTTACAGGTAGAAGCGCAGATAATTTAGTAAAAGGAGCAATTCAAGCACGTCAAATGGGAACCACTTTGCAGAACATGGCAAATAGTGCAAAGAAAATGTTGGACTTTCAAACAAGTATTGCAGACGAAATGGAAGCAAGTGTATTATTGGGTAAAGATGTAAATTTCCAACAAGCACGTAATCTTGCTTATCGTAAAGACATTGTAGGCGCAAATGAAGAAATATTGAGAATTTCAAAGCAAGTTGATTTTGACGCAATGGACCCATATCAAGCTGAAGCATTTGCAAAAGCGAGTGGTAAGAGTGTTCAAGAATTGCAAGAAATGCTACAAGCTGATAAAGAAATTGAATATATTCGCAGAAATGGAACTGTGGAACAAAAAGCACAGTTAGAAAAAATGGAGCAAATGAAACGTATGCGAGCCGATGAAGCCAAGGATGTTGGCAAAATGGCTGAACAACGTTTGCGTGAACAAGCAAATCAAGAACGTATCAATCAATTGCAAAATCAATTCAATAAATTGATGAGTGAATTAGCTGGTCCGGTTATGGATGTTGTTGAACCGTTATTAGAATTAACTACTGCAATATTACCTCCATTATTAAATGGCATGAAAATGTTGGTTTTAACATCTGGGTTAATACTGACACCTTGGTTATTAATTATTAAACCAATAAATGCAATCGTGAAGACATTACAATATGGCAAGTCTTTTATGGGTGCGTTAGCTGCCGGTGGAAAATCATTGGGTAGAAGTTTTAATTTTTTTGGAAGATTTTCTGGTTTTCTTGGAACTTTTGCAAAATTCTTAGGTCCGATAGGAGTAATTGTAACCGCATTTCAGGCAATTTCTGGTTTTATTAAAGGATTCACGAAAACCGAAGGTGGATTTTTTAAAAAAATGTGGGGTGGACTACTTGGTGGATTGCAAGCAGTTGTAAAACCAATATTAGATTTATTATTATGGCCATTTCAATCAGCAAAAGAATGGTTATATGGAAAATTAGGTTGGTTAGGAAATTCACCATCGGGATTGGGACTTAGTATTTTAGATGGAATCAAATCTGTTGGCGGCATGTTATTGGATGCATTAACATTACCATTTAGAACAGCATTTAATTTTGTGACCGGTTTATTTGGTGGTCCAAAATTACCTAAGATGTCTGATGTTGTATTTGGCAACAAAGAAAAATCAGGTGCCGACACTGCAAAAGGAACTGATCTTGGAACAATGATTGCTGAAGGAAACAAACAAGTTGTAGCAAAACTAGATGAGTTAATTACATTAATGTCAAATGGTGGTATTGCTGTAAACATTGATGGAACCAAGGCAAGTATGTTATTGGCTAAAGCACAAAAAGAACGTGGTGCATTTGGAGCAATCTAATATTTATTATATATGGCAAATAATAACAACATAGATGGAGTGATAACCACAACCAATACACAAATAATTGGTAACGGTTATACATTGCCAAGTGATTTTAATAACAGTCGTCAACCGGGTGAATTGGCCAATCTTTTTAATGCCAATAGCAATGTTATTTACAACAAGTTCAGTGCGAAGACTGGACAAGTAGGACTATTGCGTTTTGGGCCACGACAGCCATTTATTAGTTTTAATCCAAATACAGGAACAAAAGGTATTAATGCATTAAAAGGTGCTGTCCCAAGAATTGGAGCACCATTACAAGATGTAGAACGTATTACAAAATGGCAATTGACTGGAACAGGTGTAATTTTCATTGCGAAACAATTTTTGTTGCAAGGTCAGAATGCGTTTAATGAAACAAAAATTTATAATCCAGCAATGCCTATTTTGTCAGTTGCAAGTAGAGCATCATTTGGATTGATACCAACACCAACACGTCATCTTGATTTGAGTGGTGGCTTTGCATCTGCTTTAGGATTTGGCAGTTCACCTAGACCAATTAGTACAACTGTTGCTGCATCTAACGGTAATGCACTATCGACTCAATCAAAATTGGCACCAAATGCTTACAAAGGTATGTTGCGTGGTGTAACAGCAACGTCTGGATTTACATCACTGAGCCAAAAATGGGCGGAAGGTAGCAACAACGCTGGTGGTGGATTATTAAAAGCTGTGGGTGGATATTTAAAGAGCGCATTCAATAGCATTAAAGGAACATTTATTCCAGTTGGACAACCCGGAAGTTTTCAATATCGTGCGGATGAACAAACATATGGTCGCATGATGGCAGATCAATCTAAGTTTTACAATTTCAAAAGTGATGGTACTATACCAATTGGTGTTTATCAGCGTTTTTGGAGTGGTAAAGAAATTACAAACAAAAAAACTCCACTATCATATGTTCGTTATGCATATTTTATTAAACCAGACGAAGGTATTGATATAAGTTCTGGCAACACTGGTACTATACAAAACAAAAGTTTTGGTATCACAGATTTCAATCCACAAGATGAAAAGGGTTCATCATATACAACCTATGTTGGACATGATAAATGGGTGTTAAAGGGCAGTCAAAAAGATTCATTGGAGCATTCCGATCAAGTTGTTAACTATGCTTATTACACAGATCGTCTTACAAAAAATGTAAAAGACGGAGGCAAATATTTTTCTAATCGTTCTAAGCTGAATGACCCAAATGATGCTAGAGTAAAAGACATCAAAGAAAATTTAGACCGTGTATTAAAAGGATTGCAAACTAAAGATGTCAATTCAAGCAACATGTCTTATAATTTGAATCCTGATAATGGTTATACACACAGTCCTATTCCTCAATTTAGTGAAGCAATGGGAGGAACCAATGGATATGATTATATTGACAGAGTAACCAATAAAGATCAAGGATTTGATAAACAATTCAAGTATTTAACAGCAACTAGATTTGCAAATATTAGAACTATAGATCCTATACCAGACGGCACTTCGAAAAACGAACATTATGGATTTGCAGGTGCCAGCAGATCTGATAAAATCAATACAATTGGTGTATTAAAAGGATCTCAATTTGCAACCAATGGTGAAGGATCTAAAACAGGTAAATTATATGATCCATCCACAGATGATTTGATTGCTTTTTATTTTCATGATATTGTCAATGATCGTTATCTTCCATTTCGATCTGTGTTTAAAGGTATAAGCGAAAGTGCAACGGCAGAATGGAATGATGTAAGTTATTTGGGACGTGCTGATAAATTGTATACGTACAAAGGATTCACACGATCATTATCATTTAGTTTTACAGTTAATATTTCGAGCATAAAAGAATTTGCGCCAACTTGGCAAAAAATTAATTATTTCATGGGATTGGTTAAACCAGCAAATTATACGGCAAAAAATGAAACTGATCTATTGACATTTTCGAGATTTATCATACCTCCGATGATAAAGTTTACTATTGGTGATTTATATGTAGATCAGCCCGGTTTAATTACTAGTATTGGTTTTAGTATTCCAGATGATTCTGCGTGGGAAACATTAAATGAAACTTATGCAGCTAAAAATGATTGGACATATTTAAATAATGTTATTCAATGGACCGATAAAATAAAAAATAAATATGCTCAATTACCACGAACTGTAGATTTTAGTGTGTCTATGAATTTACTTGAAAAAGAAAAGCCAATTGTTGGTGGATCTCATTTTGGATCTGCATATCATACAGATCCATATTATACAAAAATATCAAAGGAAGGTACATTTTCATCAAACTTACTAGTTAAATAATTATGAATCGATATTCTGTGGCAAAAATTGATACTCGTTTTGATGGTAAACGTGTATATAAAAGTGTATTATATCCATCGATTTCAGTTGATAGTTCTGATTTTTATATTGTAACCAATGAAACTATGTATCTTGACACACTTGCATACAAATACTATAATGACACAAGTTTATGGTGGATTATAGCATTAGCAAATAATATTGGTAAAGGTCGTTTGAGTGTACCTGCTGGATTACAATTAAGAATACCGGGCAATGTAATAAAAATCATCAACGATTATAATCTCATTAATTCATAAGTTATGGCACAAAATATTGAAAGTCTAGACAATAGACCGTGGGTTCCACATCATATTCCAAATCCAATTAGACGCGAATTGTATCGTCGAACGTTGGATCAGGGACTGAATTATGTTGACACAGGCACTAAAACAAACAATTGGTCCGATTACAAAAATTATCGAGGACCATTAAGTGCATGGGTTCGCGTAACGAGCAATGGTACTGGTGTTAGTAAAGCATTATCAAATACGCAAAAATATAATGGATTTGTAATGTACGGTGGACAGGGATTTCAGGATACATTTGGGAATATAAATTTTAAAGATACTACAAATCCATATTATCAACCAAATATATTAGGATATGATACAAATGGAAAAGAACATATCTTGGACTTAGATATTAAAAATCCCAATATTGTTACTTTAAAGGGAAGTCCGACTCGTAATGTTCCAATTTTACTACCCCCACCGGGTATTGTTTCTGTTGAAGCAAACATGCAAAAAGAACGTATTAGAAAGGTAACGATTAATTGGAAATGCTATAGCTTTGCTCAATTGGAATATATGACTCCATATTTTTTGACGCCGGGCATTAGTTTAATTGTAGAATTTGGATGGAATCTTTTTAACCAAAACTGTTTACTAAATTTAAAAGACATTGATGTATTAAAAACGTTATGGGTAGATGGAACTCCGCTATATCAAAAAACATTGGATTCAAATGGTATGTATGACGCAACATTTGGAGCTATTGCAAATTTTGAATTTAATACCCAAGACGGCACAACATATGAATGCAAAACTGAAATTTACTCAAAACATCGAAATCATACAGGAGCTTTATTAAACGAATCTCCTAAAAATACAAAAATTTTATCAACTAATCAAATAGAAACTATACTTACAAAACCTTCATTATATGAATTTTGTAATCAACGTCTTAAAAATGTAGCAAAATGTTTGGAAGGAGATGGCAAAAATTTTTTTGAACCATTAACAAAAGAAGAAAAAGAAAAATCAACAATATCAGATCCAATACCATATAATAATGAAGAATTAAAGAAAAAATTTTTTAATGGAAACCCAGAAAATCGTATTTTTATTGCACGCAACAAATTAAAAAACGATCCATTATTAATCGGTAATAAAAATGAAACATACGGTCCTCCAGATAAAGATATTGATTGGGATAGCAGTTCTCCTGATGATACTTGGGTAACAATGGGATTTGTAGTTGAGCTTTTGAATTTATTTATAAGTCAGAATATAAATCTAAAAGCATCTAATGATCCAAATTTTGAACTTTTTACGTTTGATATTGAAGACGTTGCTGTTGGCGCGCACCCAAATTTAATTAGCAGTGATGGATACACTGTGTTAATTCCAAATCCAATTGCGCCAAAATTTAATTTGGGATATAAGTTGTGGGTCTCTGATTATGAAAAAGTGATAGAAAACAAACTACAATCACAAACGTCACATAAAACTGCGATATTTGAAAAGTACAGCACAAATATGTTGTCGTACAACAAAAAATTATTTAATATTTTCAGAACCGGATATGTACCAATCCCTCAAGTCAATCCAAAAGCCGGCGCATATAGAAATAATCTTGATAATATCATTAATCGGTTTCGCTATAATTTTTTTGCCAATAAAATAAAGCCATATGATGCTGCATTTCCTCAGATGGTTGATTACACAGTAAAAGGAAATGAAAAAAAAGCGGGATATTGGGGGTATTTAAAAGATTTATTTATTCATGTAAATGTTATTATTAATGCTTCAAAAAACGCAAGAACTGCGGAAGATTTTCTAAATTCATTGTTGCAAACTGTATCCGCTGCATCAGCAGGATTATGGGAATTGGCTGTAATTGAAGATGAAAATAAATTAAAAATTATTGATAAAAAATTTATTTCTAAAAAAATATATCAAAATCTGTATCAATTTGATATCAGTTCTGATAGTTGTATCAAATCATTATCATTCACTGTGACACCAAGTAATGCACAAATGACTCAAGTTATTGCTGGATCAACAAATAATCAAGAACAAACAACTGGACAATCAACTGCCACTGCATTGCCCGACTTTAAATTCGGAGATAGACTTGGAACAAATCAGCTTAAATCAGAGGAACCAAAAAAAACATTTGTAAATGAATCCTCTGATTTGATAAGACAACTTCAAAAATATGGCAGAGTTGAAGGAGCATTTGCAATGAGCTTAAGATATCCGAACGAACAAGATTATTATGAAGTTGTTAATCTTGCATTACCAAGTAAAAATTTGTTGTTGTCTTTAATCGATTGTGAAGATTATGAAGATAATCTTAATATGTATGGTGGACAACAACCAAATTTTATATGCGAATTAGTGTTACAAGGAATTGCTGGACTTCGGACGTTTCAATGTTTTAGTATTAAAAATTTACCCAAACCATATAGTCCAGATGATGTAATATTTTCAATTATTGATTTGACACATTCTATCCAAAACGGAGAATGGACAACAACAATAAAAGCCGGTATACGTCCTCGCGCTAAATTGAAATCTGTTGTAGGGGTTAATTATGAATATACAAACGGCAAAGAGGCGTTTGAATCAACAAATGATGTGCCAATAATGAATCTAAAATAATATGATTAATATTAATACATATAATTTAATTGGTAATTCAATAGGTGTACAAAATTATGTATATCCAAAATTTTATACATTTGTTGTAAATAATTTTGATTATGAAAACGGATTTACATATCGTTATTTTGTTAATAAAATAAATGATAATTTGATAATTGAAGTGTCTGAAAAAAATTACGATGACATTCAAAAAAATTTGTTTAATAAAGTTGTAGTGATATGGCATTTAATTGGACCTGAGAGAAATGTGTATGTCAATGGAAAGCTTTATGAACAAGGCATTTACGAAAAAAATTTCAAAGAAATAAGTATCGCAGCACAAACCATGCCAAGTCTAAAAAATTTTATTACAAACTACACGCAATATAGCAAGCCTAGAAAAGATTGACATGTGGCAGTACCTACTGTATTGTCGATGAATGATCATAGATAGTGAAAAAGAATATCTAAAATTTCTTGATAATTACAATCAACATGATTTAATTGTCAATACATTGGGATGTGATGAACGATATCATCCTGTTGTAGACGAATTGTGCGCCGTGTTTATTAAAAGTATTACCGATGGTAGAGATTTTACATTGAGTGTAAATCATCCAGATGGTGTATGGAATATTGATAAAGTTCGACTGGCAATCGACTTGAATAAATTAAATACAAATATATGGACATTCGATAAGAAGAAAACTTTACATTTTTTGCCCGTCTTGAAATTGAAAGATATTCAAGTTTACGATTACATGGAAACAGGCGAAATTGTTGATGTAACTCAGTATCAATCAAATGTTTATGCATTTTATAAGCATATGTATGGCAAATATAGTGATTTGAATTGCGTTATTCCACTATCAGTACATATTGCTAGTTTCGAAAATTTATCTGATAGCGTACTTGCACGTATTCGTGGAGTAAACACCGATCAAATTTTCAATCGTATTAATACTGAAATTGTTGAAAGTTTTCAGTCTATTGAATCAAATGGCTTGAAAATTGATGAAGTGTTGTTTCAACAACACTTTGGGCACAAAGAATGTAAAATCAAAAACGGGTTTGCTCACACTGAGTATAATTTGTTTACATCTACGGGTCGGCCAAGTAACCGATTTGGTAACATCAATTATGCTGCTCTCAAAAAAGACGATGGTTGTCGATCTGCATTTGTTAGTCGTTATGGAAATGACGGATATTTGTTTATGATTGACTATAGTGCATATCATCCACGTTTGATTGCACAATTGGTACGTTACAATCTTCCTGAAGATGTTTACAATTATTTGGGTCAGTCGTACTTCAACAAAGACATATTATCTGATGAAGAATTGAAGGCGGCAAAAACAACTACCTTTCAATTATTGTATGGCAATATTCCAGAAAAATATGTTCACATTCCATTCTTTGTAAAAATCAAAGACTATATTGAACACAGATGGAATCATTTTACAACACACGGATATGTCGAAACGCCAATATATAAGCGTCGTATCACTCCAAACAACATCAGTGAACCAAGTCCAAATAAGCTGTTTAACTATATTTTACAGGCAACCGAAACGGAGTACAACACTGCTGTATTACGTGATTTGGTAGTGCATCTAAAAAATAGACTAACCAAGCCTATTTTGTATACATATGATTCTGTACTTTTTGATGTCAGCAATCAAGATGGTATTGAAATTTTGAGAGAAATTAAAAATATTATGTCGCCTAATAATAATTTTCCTGTAAAATGTTATAAAGGAAACAATTATAATGAAATGCATATAATAAGTGTATAATAATGGATTTTTCAAATATATTTATTATGGATGAAAGAAATCTATAATAAAGTTTTGGAAGCGGTCGCAATTGATCCCCGTTTAGACACAGGTATTTTTGATGTATTAAACAATGATCATTTGTCTGTTTTTCGTGAATATCTAGTAAAAGAAGGTATTTCTGAAGATACCGCTATTGCTGCCAGCAACAAACTGGCAGAAGCGGGTAGATTTCCAGAGCGACAAGCTTATAACAAAGATGGTTTGTTGGTAACATTTCCTTCACCAGAACACAAACAACGCGCAATTGCTAGAGGAACTCATTTTGAGAGAAATCCAAAATCAGCACAAGTAAATATTTTTGGTGCTGAAACACAACCTCAACAACCGGCACAACCAGCACCAGCACAACAAACAGTTGCTCCTACAACTATTGCAAAACCTGCTGCACCCACACAAGCACCCGTTAAACAGTCAGTTGCTACAACGCAATCTGCGGATGTTACTCCTGTAAATGCCGATAATCGCACACCAGAAGAAAGAGCGGCAGACGCAAATGCGGTGGAAAAAATGTTAAAGACTGAAGGAAAGTCATATACTTTGTCCGAAGCAATTGCATTTGGATTCTACTCAAAGAACAATATATGGTATACATCGGATGGTGAAAAAGTTGGTCGCTTGTGGTATGTGGCAGATCGCAAACAACAAATTATATTGCCATGTTAACGAGAGAAAAACAACTTTTATGCACATTTACGAATAATGGAGATTATTCGTTATTACTCTCTAAAATTTCAAATTTTTATACAATTTTAGAACATAAACTTTTTATTTTTGCAAATGTAACAAATTTGAAAGAATATTATCTTACATACAATGTTGACTGTAGAAATACAACGGTCGGCAAATTTCCAAACACCATTAGTATACATCGCAAGAAAATGTATAATACATTGTATACTTTAAATGGAATGAATAGACTCATTACAGACGAAAACAACGGAGTATTTGATAAAACATATCAACTCAATTGGGAATTATACAGAAACTCATTGATTTTGACTACGGATATCGGCGTCAAAGTGGTTGGTCTCAAGTTGGTAGACATTGTTACGATGTGACTTTTTATAGTTTTCATTAGTTTTTATACAAAAAAATTTCTTGTGGTTTTTGAAAATCACTCTATACTTATACGTGTATTAAATGATGCACTGTCTCTAGTGAGACGATTATTATCTAATACACACTTAACAATTAATAAATTAAAAATTATGGCATTACCATCAAATAAAATTAAGAGTATTCTTAACTCTATTCAAAACGTTAACAACAAAACTTCTTCTGTTTGGAAGCCTGAACCCGGAATCCACAACATTCGTATTGTTCCTTACAAGTTCAACCCTGATCAATTCAGCTTTATTGAGTTGAAGTTCCATTATGGCTTGAAGGTCAAGGATGCAACCGGTAAGATTGTAGAACGTACTTTCTTGTCTCCAGACTCCTTTAATCGTCCCGATCCTATTGTCGAATTTGCAAATAGATTGCAAAAGACTGGTGATAAGGAAGATTGGAAGCGTGGTCGCAATTTGCTTCCAAAGCAACGTACCTATGCACCTATTTTGGTTCGTGGTAAAGAAAATGAAGGAATCAAGTTTTGGGGATTCGGCAAGACTGTGTATGAAACAATCTTGAAGGCATGTGACGAAGAAGTATTCGGTGATATTAGTGATCCAACAACTGGACATGATATTATTGTTGAATACAAGGAGGCTGGACCTAGTGCTGGTGGAAAGAATTTTCCAACAACAACAATTACTGTGAAGGGTAAGGCAACTCCTGCAATCGACGAGCCGCGTAAGCACATCTTGGACTTCCAGAAGAATATTTTGGAATTGTTTCCAGAACCTACTTACGACCAGTTGTATAACATCATGACTGAAATGTTGTCTGCTGGTACTACGGAAGAATCTACGGATGATACCGTAGTAGAACCAACTGATGATGCTATTGCAGCAAATACTTCTCCAACTGCTGCATCGGCACAAAGTAACACTCCAAGTGTAAACGATCAATTCGATAAGTTATTTGGAAAGAAATAAATTAAATTGATAAACATAGGATGATGACATATAATGTCATCATCCTTTTTTAGTATGTACGTAATGAAGGAAAAAATAAACATTTATAAACTATATGGCAAAAACAAGTAAAAACACAAACGAATCTGAAGATTCAAAGAAGAAAAGCACAAAATCTGTTAGTAAGAACGATTCTCTATTAGCAAATTTAGCAGCGGAATTAAATAAAAATAACAAAGAAGGTGGCAAAATTGCATACTTTCTTGATGAGCAAGATGATCCATCTACAATCAGTGATTGGATTAGCACCGGTTCAAGTTTATTGGATCTTGCAATTAGTAATCGACCAAATGGTGGATTGCCAGTTGGACGAATGGTCGAATTTAACGGCTTAGAAGGAACCGGAAAAAGTTTGGTGAGCGCACACATTGTAGCGAATACACAAAAGAAAGGCGGCAAAGCAATCTTTATTGACACAGAAAATGCTGCCGCACCTGACTTTTGGAAGAGCTTGGGTGTAGATTTGTCAAATCTATTGTATATTCAACGTGAAACAGTAGAAGATATTTTTACCACAATGGAGCAAGCAATCGCATATATTCGTAAAGATCAACCCGATGCATTGTTAACAATTATTGTTGATAGTGTAGCGGCAGCATCTACAAAAGCTGAGATGGAAAGTGATCATGGTAAAGACGGATATGCCACGGGTAAAGCAATTATTATTAGTAAAGCACTTCGTAAAATTACTAGTATGATTGGTCGTCAAAAAGTATTGATTGTATTCACAAATCAATTGCGTCAAAATTTAAATGCAAGTCCTTTTGGTGATCAATATACAGTTAGCGGTGGCAAAGGATTGCCTTACCATTGCAGTGTTCGTGTACGACTAAACAACGCAGGTCAATTAAAGTTACCAGACAAGACTGTTATTGGCAATGAATGTAAAGCTGTGGTTGTAAAGAATCGTATGGGACCACCACAACGTCATGTATTTTTCAATATTTATTTTGATAGCGGTATTGCTGATTATGCAAGCTGGTTAGAAGTATTGAAAGAAAAAGCTTATGTTAAACCAGCCGGTAGTGCTGGATTAAAATATGTCGCATTGAACGGCGACGAAGTTGTATTTAAATCTGAAAGTTTCATCAAGCTTTTGGATGAACGCCCAGAGTTTAAAACCGAAATGTATAATCGTATTTGTGATGCAGTAATCATGCAATATAAAAATGCAAATAGCACTATTATTGATTCATCCGCAAATGCTGATGAAGATGCGGAAATGATTGCTGACGAATCCGATATTGATCATTCAGAAGAAAACAATTAATTATATGGACCCAATCACATCAGAAGATCGTAAAAAATTATTTTCTATGTTTCAAAACATGGAATTAAACACCAAGCCTGTTGAACGTATGTTGAACAGTGAAGTTCTTTTGGTGGATGGGTTGAATTGTTTCTTTCGTTCATTTATGGCTGTGCCAAGTCTAAATGACAATGGATTACACGTTGGAGGCATAGCTGGCTTTTTACAAAGTATTGGTTATGCCTCCAAACTTTTAAATCCAACTCGTATTGTCATTGTTTTTGATGGCAGCGGTGGCAGTATGAAGCGCAGAAAAATATTTCCAGAATATAAGGAGCGCAGAAAAACTAATTTAAAGTATAATAGAAGTTATGAGGAATTGACGACCGATGAACAAGAAGATAGAAATATTCAATCACAATTATTGCGACTGATTGGATATCTTGATGCATTGCCTGTGACTGTGATGAGTGTTGATCATGTAGAAGCAGATGACACCATTGCATACGCGGCAAATGAATATTTTAAAGATAGCAATAAAGTATATATCATGAGCACAGACAAGGATTATTTACAATTGGTCAATGAAAAGATCAATGTATGGAGTCCAACCAAAAAGAAACTTTATGGATGTGCAGAAATTTTATTGGAGTATGGAATTAGTTGTGAAAACTTTCTAAATTACAGAATACTTAGTGGTGATGAAAGTGACAATATTGATGGAATACAAGGCAGTGGATTAAAAACTGTATTAAAGTGTTTTCCACAATTTGCAGAGCATACACAAATGTCATTGGAGCAAATATATACACATTGCGAACAGAACAAAAAGAAATATAAACTATATTCTTCTATTTTAGAAAACAAGAGCATTGTTGAAAGAAACTATGCACTGATGCAATTGAAAGATACACAATTGCAATCATTTACACAATTACGTGTTAATGAGATACTTAATAAACCTATTGGAATATTAAATAGAATGCGTTTTAGCAAATTGATTGCAGAAGATAGAATGTGGAACAATATAAAAAATCATCATACTTGGTTATCGGATACATTCGGTCGATTGATCGTCTCCTAACTTTCAGAATATAATAAGTTGCGGAACTGAAAAACATCGTCTATAGTGGACACTCGCTTAGAAAA